GATAGCGTTTTCCAAACTTTTTGGATTGTCTTGGGATAAAACTTCGAATTTTGCGTGATGTCTATATGCGTATATGTTTACTAAAAATTTTTTCATAACCTTTCTATTATATGTTTAAAATGTGGCGGAACTATGTCCGCCACAAATTTTATTGATTACGCACCTGGTGATGCAAAAATACCTCTAAAGTCAGAAACTCCAAAAGAGTATCTTTCTCTAGCTTTGTATCTTACGTTACCAGTATCGAAGTCACCTTCCATAGCAGTTTTAATTGCTGCTCTTTGGAAATACTTCATACCATTAGGCACGTCTGTAATGATATAGAACGCATCTGGGTCAGTTAAGAAATTGTTAACTCTATAACCTTGAGGTAACATTCCCATAGACGCAATCGCATTTATGTCATTATCAGCTGTTCCAACTCTACCTTGAGATTTCATTAATCTCTCAGCTGTGAATTGAAGAGCAGAAGGAATAATCATTTTCACTCCTCTTGCAGCAATTTTAAGACCTCTTTCGTCTGTCATTGCAGCAATGTCGATCATTGATTGTTCCAACGATGTCTCGTTCAAGTCAGCTGCTGTAGATAAAGTGTTGGATGTTGTTCCAGCAATTGTAGCGTGTGAAGTTGCAAATAAATTGCTTCCATCACCACTAGTGAAATTACCGTTAAATCCATTGATTAATGGACTTACAGCTTTAACTTGTTTAGTGTTTGCCATTGATCTAGCTAACGCTTTTGTATATCTAGATGCTAATCTGTCATACAGATTATCTTCAATAGCTTCTTCAGTAATCGAGAATGCTAAAGCCACTGTTTCGTGAGTGTATCTAGCTGTGTAAGTCTCTTGAGCATTGTCAAAAGTTACTCCAGAACCCTCAGGTTTAACTTGTGCTTGAGCAAATCCAGATAACATTACTTCTTCTTCAAACGCTCTGTCTGATGATTCAGTAGTGTAAATCTCTGCATGTTGATTCTCGTACTGTTTGTATTCCAGGCCGAATAAAGCATTCAAACCTGGCTCTAGTTCTTTGACTAGCTGTCCTCTTGATATCGCCATAGTTATTCTCCTTTATTAGATACCTGCTTCTTGTTTCAAGAAGTGTTCGTTGATTGTAACAACAAAGTTTACGTTTGCAGAACTTAAGTCATTATTATCAGGATCTTTAGAAACACCGATAACCTTTAATTGGCCATCAGAAGTTGCTAGATCTGAATCATCTAACTCAACTTTTGAAACGTAGTTTGGTGAACTTCCAGCAGTGTACGCGATATTAGCTACATTACCAATATCAGTTTGTGCAGAAGCACCTGTGTTGTTTGATTGTACTTCGAACCTTTCATAAGGATCATCTGATACAAAACCGACAATGTCGGATGCTGTATTAGAAGCCTCTAAATGGTTCGCAAATGTTGGTTTGCTTGTTGAAGCGTGAGTAAAGAAAACCCCATTAAGTGGTCCTAATAAAACATCACCTGCTGCTGCCACACCAATTGTACCAGTAGCTAACATTTCTACTGGATCACCTTGATAAATAGCTGTTGCAGAAGCTGCAATGCTGTACTCGGATAAACCTTGGTTGTCTTTATTCTGACCAACTTTTCCGATCGGTCTTAGACCGAACGCGCTATCTTTATTAGCCATAGTTGTTGTCCTCCTTAGACATTTATTGATTTATCCTTGGATGGTTAGGAATTGTTAAAAAATTAACTTTTCTTTGAGCCACCGAAGGTTACACGAGACTGCCTATCGATATCGATTGGCATACTCTGATGCTGTTCCTTCATAAGATCGTTGTCAACCGCTTCGACCTTATCACCATGTTGTTTAACATAATAACTTGATCTTTGGTTTGCGATCTCTTCAGGCACCCTAGTCAGCACTAGGCCCCCAACTCCGATGACACCCGCGTATTTCCCATCTTCTACAACGGGGTAATCCGTTTCAGGATATTCGTCAGCTCTGACTAATTCATATCCTGATCTTATTCTTCCAGAAACATTCTTAGTGTCTTGAAAGCCTAAGCTCTCGGCTCTTACCCATCTATGTCTAAACCCTGTAGGCGCAGGTGGTGCATCTAAAGATGACGGTGGAGACCAAACTTTTTTTTGAGCTGTTTTTTCTCTAGTTTGACTCGCACGAGAGGTTCTCTTATCATTTTTATTTTCCATATGCTTATACCTCCTTCGTGATATTTAATTGTTTTGCATATTCTTCAAGTGGCACACCTAATTTTTTAGCAATTGCTACCTGTGAAGGCGTGAGACGTACAGTTTTGCGACCAGTTTTCGTACTTCTTTTTGCAGATGCAACTGTCTGTACAGGCTTGGCCGTTTCCGTAGGTTCTTTTTTATCAAACTTATGCGGAAATTCAAGTCTTATTCTCTTGTCTATTTCCGAATAATATTCATCACTTGCAGGATCAAAACCTTCCTCTTCTGTTAACTTTTTATGAAGATCAAAGGCAGTATACGTCATGGCTGTATCTTGTCCAAACCATGCATTTTTAGAAGCCCAATCCTCTGCTTTTGGATCAGGTGTTCCTTTTGCTGCTTGTTGTCTTCTATCTAAATTAATTTCAGATTTTGATTCCTTTTTCTTGTTGTACTCTTCTTGAGCAATTTTTGCTTGTTCAAGTTGAGCTTTTTTATAACCTAACTCAGATATTGTAGTTAAAGCTTCTGCTTCAGCTGCTAAATCGTTATTGTCTCTAGCCGCTGCAAGTTTTGCCTGAGCTGCCTCAACACCTGATTTAATAGATGATTCAGTAGATTCTAAATATCCTGGTTCAAGTTTTGAAAGTTTTTCTTCGGCTCTTGTTTTAGCCAAAATCATTTTCTCTGCGTATGTCAAAGCCTCTTCTCTTTGTCTTTCCGCTTCTCTCCACTTGTGAGTTAGTTTAGATATTCTTTTCTGAACAGAGTCAGAATATTTTTCTAATTCTTCTTCTTTCTTATCTTCTTTCGTATCTTCTTTTTTGTCCTCTTCGACTTTTACTTCACGTTCGTTTTCGTAAGTTTTGTCTTCAGAAGATTGTTCAACTTTTTCTTCGGGTTGTTCAACAACTTCCTGTTTCTTTTCTTCTGGCAGTTCAACATCTACCGCTGGACCAGAGGTATCGATGTCTACTGTTTTATTTTCTTCTTGCATAGTTTTACTCCTCTATGATTAGTATTGATGAAATATATCTTCTGGGTTTGCGATTGTAGCGAGTACTTCATCATCGTTGAGTATCCTCACCTCACCACCATCGATTTGTATCCTAGATCCTGCATAACGTGCAAAGACTACCCAGTCTCCGACCTTGCACCAAGGACCTTCAGGAAATTTTTCTTTATCATAACAATGTGGACCTTGTGCTAATACAAGACCGCAAGTAGATCCAACTTGTTGTCTCTCTAAAGTTTCTTGACCTAAATATAAACCACCTTTTGTTTTTTCATTTAATTTAAATGGAAGAATTAACATTCTCCATCCAGTTGGTTTAGGTAATTTTTCTGATTCTTTTGTTTTTAAACGTTCGTATCCTTCAACTTCTTTTTTATTTTCTTCTTGATACTTTTCTTGTAATGCTAGTTTAATTTTCGGGGTTTCCGAATTTGATGACGTTGTTTCTTTGCTCATTTTTATCCTCCTTCTTTGGATTTAGCAGGTTTGAGATTTCCTGTAATATATTTATATAGGCGTGTGCCTGTCCCAACATATACTTATATTTTTCCATATTGTCAACACCACCCGCCATCATATTCTCACCTATTGAATGATAATTATCTTTTAAATGTTTTTGTATTTTACTTACGATTGTTAGTTCGTCTGATAGCATCTTTGCCTTTCTTAAAAATTGCAGCGACTTTTGATTTACCCATAACTTTGGCACGCTGTTCTCCAACAGTTAGGATTTGAATTTTTCTAGCAAACGGTTTATTAACTTTTTTAACTTTTGCAACAGTTTTTCTCGCGTCCGTCGGCGTGGCGAATTTGATCGAAACCGTATCTCTAGGATTCTCATCGGTATATAACCTCCTACCAGAACCTTTTGGTTTTTTACCTGTTCCTTTTTTTGGATCTGCCATAAGACTTCATTTCTTTTATATGTTTTTTTATTACTTTAGATTGTTTTTTATGTAACTTAGAAGCTTTATTTAATGCTTTAGCTACCTTATTTAGTTTTTTAACCATTTAACATTTCCATCTTCTACGAGCTTGACGAAGTCTTGAATTAGGATCAGCTGCAGCTTTAGGAAATTTTTTCATTTGGCCTGCACTACGTGCACAGAAGGACTTACGTCTCTTCGCAGCTTTTGATCCTGGTTTGACCTTGCCAGTGACCGCTGTTTTTAGTTTAGAGCC